TACGGCACTTGGTATGGCTACTGGAGATTTCACTATTGAATTTTGGATATATCTAATTGCAATTGGATCCCGTAGAGAAATTCTAGATTTTTCGAACAACAACCAACCCGGAAGACTCATGATACGAGTAGAAACTGACGGTACATTATATAATGTTGGGACAGACAACACAAACAGACATGGCACTGCTACCGGAGCAATGCCATTGAACGCATGGACTCACGTGGCGTTGGTTCGTTCATCGGGAACTTCAAAGTTTTACATCAATGGAACACAATCCGGCAATAACTACACCGATGCTGTTAATTACGGCGCAAATCAAAGCCAAAACTCAATAGGCGCAAACGCATCAGACTATACTTCAAATCCACTCTACGGGTATTTGTCTAACTTTAGAATTGTAAAAGGTACAGCAGTCTATACATCAACATTCACTCCACCAACATCACCATTAACAGCAATAGCAAACACGCAATTACTAACTTGTCAATCAAATAGGTTTCTTGATATATCCACTAACAATTTCACACTAACTCCATCTGGAGATGTTTCTGTCCAAGCCTTCTCACCATTTGCACCGGGTGTAACATATACACCAAGTTTACATGGCGGTAGTGCATACTTTGATGGTACTGGGGATTTCTTAACAACCCCGGATTCGAGTACTGTAGCTAATTTTGGTACGGCACCATTTACAGTTGAATTCTGGATGTACAGTACGGATGCCGCATCAGTTATTATTCGCCAAAATGCCGCAGGTACTCCTAATTGGGCTATATTAATTACATCTGGTAACATCTATTGGCAAAACGGATATGAGGCAAGTAGTTTATATTATATAGCTTTAACTAGTCTTACTACCAATCCTTTAAGAAATGCCTGGACACATATAGCAATTACTAGAAATGGTTCTAACCAATTGAAATTTTGGATAAATGGTGTCGGCCAATCCTCGGTGGTAACAGACAGCACCAACTATAATAGCACCACCGGAGTTGTAGTAGGTTCAGGTAGTTACGGTGCATATACAGGATATCTATCAGATGTTCGTATAACTAAAGGTGTTGCAGTATACACCACTACCTTTACGCCACCCGCACAAACATTAGGTAACTACTCCGCAACTTATCCAGCACAATTATTGTTGAATATGAATAACGGTGGCATAATAGACCAACATTCTACAAATGTATTAGAGACTGTGGGTGGGGCACAATTAAGTACTGCGGTTAAGAAGTATGGTAATGCTAGTATGTACTTTGACGGCACAGGGGATTATTTAACAATTCGCAATTCGCAAAACTTTGCGTTTGGTTCGGGGAACTGGACTATTGAACTTTGGATTTATCTTAACTCATCTGCAAGACAAGGATTCGTTGCTTTGGGTGAGGCCAGTGGTTCAAACGTACCATGGGAAATTGGAGTCAATGCGAGTGGAAAGTTTCGTTTGTTAACTCAAACTAGCGGTGGTCAAATTATTATGGATAGCACAACAACCCCTTCGACTGGAATTTGGTACCACGTTGCAGGAGTTAGAAACGGTGGTACTGCAACTTTGTATGTTAATGGTGTTGCAGAAGCAACAAGCTCATCTTTAAGCACAAACTCACTAACTACTGAAACTAATGCAATACAAGTTGGAAAATATTCATATGGTTTTGAACTAAATGGTTACATAGACGACCTAAGAATCACAAAAGGATATGCACGGTATACAGCTAACTTCACAGCACCAACTAGTGCATTCATTACCAAATAATAATAAGCTAATAGGAATATAAAAAATGGCATTTCCAACAAGTCCCACAAATGGTCAAGTATCAACAGTAAATGGTATTTCGTATACCTATGCTAGTGCTACTAATTCCTGGACTCGTACATCTTCCGGAGTACTACTTGGCAGTATTAGCACAGTAATAATCGGTAATACGCTGTCGTTAAATTCAGCCAATATCAGCACCAGCACAACAACTGGTGCGTTACAAGTAGGCGGCGGTGCGGGCATTGCGGGTAATGTGTTTGCTGGCGGCGACCTGACATATGGCACAGTTCCAATCTTTAATAGTAGCACAACAGTCACCAGCATTGGCACAGCTCCGGTTGCTGTTGCTTGGTTTGGTAATACAGCATATCGTAGTGCCAAGTATGTAGTCAGTACCACAGATGTCACAAACTCACAATACCAAACAGTTGAGGTTGTTCTGGTTCAAAACGGAACAACATCAACCATTAGCAGTTATGGTGAAGTGACTTCGGGTGCCAGTACAAGAATGACATTCACTTCCAATGTCATGTCGGGCAATGTAATATTATGGGCTATAGGAGTAAGTGCAAACAACACAATTAAGCTGGTTAGCACACTAATACCAGCCTAACGCAATAAATACAGTATAAGGATCCATACACATGCAAACAGTTAAACAGTTATATCGCGAATCATACAAGGGTGAAGATGTAGTTACTACATTGACTTACAAAAACTCCCAATGGACACCAAAGTATGAATGGATTCCTAATGCCATTACCAACATACATACAACCACACAGGCAGTAATAATTGGCGCCAGCTCACGAGCCGAATGGCGTCATGAATACCAAGGATTTGACATCAATTTGTTGGCCACACACAAAGGTGGCCTGTTTGGCGCAGACAAATTACAGACTTATGGAACCAATGGCCTATACAAGGAATTCACTCCAGATTTTCTAATTATCGACAACAAAGAAGTTGATGAGATAGTACAATCTGATTACTGCAACAACAACATTGTTTATGCACACGCCAATCCAATTTTGGCTCATCCCGGTAAGTTTTATTTAATTCCACAAGACCCCAGCTGGAACGCAGGCACTATCGCTGTATATCTAGCCTGCTTTGATGGGCATTCAAAAGTATACCTAATGGGGTTTGATGGCCGTCAAGGATCTGACACATTCTACGAAAAAACTTTGAAACTGGTTTTTGAACTATATCCCAATGTGGATTTTGTTCGTGTGACACCAACTTCTGAATACTACATGCCCGAGTCATGGAAGTTTCAGGTCAACCTAAGACAAATTACTTTTAGAGAGTTTGTTCTTGAAGCTGACATCGGATAATACAGTTTCCATAGTTCGTAATTTATCCACAATGGCAGTAAACTTAAAACTACGCCACACCCCTGGGTGCAATGGCTTAGGGTGATCATCTAAGGGAACCCAACAATATCCTCTGTGCTCGTGATTTAGCATCGGCACAAACTCTCGGTCCACACTGATTAGATAAGTGTGAAACACAAATTTATCATTGTCGCTGGTGTATTGTTCGATGGGAATAATCTTAGCGTCTTTGATTTCGCCACCCAATTCTTCTTGTATTTCTCGATGCAGTGCTTGTATAACTGATTCGTTTTCTTCTACTTTCCCGCCAACAATTCCCCAACTACCTGAGTGTCGGTTACTGTTTCTAAGCAAAAACAAATATCGATGTGTTTGGATGCAATATATTAATGCACCTGTACTTGATAACATTTAAATTACAATACTCCAGTTGTCTGCTAGATACAATCCTTCAACACTCTTAACCCATTCATTATTTTCGTAATCGAATTTATATTGAATACTAGTGGCCAAATTGGTTACAAAGATATATCTGTCTGCCTCTTGACTATGAAAACTAACAGTCCATCCATTTGTAGTATACTCAACAATATCATTGGCATCAGCAACAAACCACGGATTAGTTCCCCAGGCTATGGCACCCTCACTGTTATTATAACTGCCAATGGCGTTGGTGATCAAGTAGCGTGTGCCCAAAGTTGGTGTTAGTAACTGCAAACTGTCCACATTGACAGATTCCGGATCAATGATAGCTGTAATTGCAGTAACGGTATTTACGGGCAAAGTGTCTATGTTTGGATCGTATAACAGTATGCTTTCATCTGCTGGGTGTTGGGCAACAGTGCCAACAACTTCACTAACGCCATCGGCATGTCTTAGCCGTACTTGACTAACACCGTTTCTTATTTGTCCATATTCGGCCATTAACTGCGCCCAACTGTTTACAGACCCAACATGAACATTATTATCCATGGTGTCTGTGCTGTTGACTAATTTTAATTGATTTCCGATGTATACTAAGTTGTAATTTCTAAAGGTAGTTGCTCGTCGTGCCAACAAATCTGCATCAGTAAATATGTCTTCGGTCAAGTTACCATTGGCATCATACATGTTGGCAATAACTTTTGTTACTACACCCAGTCGTTTAACTTTAGCAGGACTGCTTAACCAAATTGGCAATTCAAACTGTAGAGTGGCAATGCTAATACTTTCGTCGGTACCGCTAGGAACTGATCTTGAATCCCATATGGTACTTTTTAGTTCTACCACTGTCAAACTGCCCCAGTCAATAAAATTGTCAGTGTTTTGAATTTCCACACTGGGATTAAACAAAGTTGATATCTGTTCCCATAATTGTAATTTTTGTTCTGTGTTGGTGGTCCACACATCCATCTTAAGAGTCAACTTGTATGGCACCGGCATCATACGCTCTACAGTATATGCATCTCCTGGACCGGCTAGATAGTTACCAGTAGTTGGGTCGTACTCACGCTTTTTAACACTGATCTTACTGATGTAACTGGGATCTTGCATTCGTTCACGATCATAGTCCAATGCACTGATGTACACAGCAATGGCAGGAACACTACTCAACAAGTTCTCGCTGTTTTGTTTGAGTATCTGCGCCGCCTGTCTGCTTTGATCACCGTAGATAACCGGTACTTGTTGTAAGGCTCTCTGTCCATTGGCACCTTGCCCAAACTCAACTTGAAAGCCCGACACCAGCCTGATAAACTGAGTTAGAAATCTGCGTATTTGATTATCGTAAAAAAATTGCTGTGCCATTAGTTATCTGCCTGTATTTTTAATGCCTGACTTAGACTTTGGCGTTCAGATTCAACTTGACCTTCTAAGTTGGTAAAAGTCTTGGTATTATTAACAAAACTACCCTTCACAGTATTATTTGATCCGGGTGTTATATTTGCTCTTAATAAATCTTCAACCATTGACCAGCGTTTTCCATTGTATCGGAATAGCCTGTTGGGCAAATAGTCAGTACGCAAATAGTAATCTCCAGTTGACGGTAAATTTGGAAATTCTATGCCTGCTACCAATGGTAATCCGTTTGGTGCTAATCCATCACCTACCAAGTAACCTTTAATTTTTGTCTCTGAACTGATGGTTGTATTATCTACAGTAACATTACCATCCGCAGTGACATCGGTGTTGTCGGCATTTATGCCTTGATATTCAGGACGAAGATACATCTTGCTGGTGTCGTATCCAGACTTGGGAACATCTACTTCGGCCTGTGCCACTACAGCCGCATTGATGTTCATGTAAACACCGTAATTGCTCATGATACTGGCAGTGGTGGTGCTGGCAGTACCCGCCACAATGGTGTTGAGAATATCCTTGTACTCTTGACTATCCACTAATGGATTAATCTTAACACGCCACAAGTGCGGCCACCAGGTTGGTGTAAACCCTTCTGCGGCCAGGCTGGCATCAGCAATGACATAGTAACGCTTCAATGCCGCTGGAACATCTTGATCCAGTGCATTGTAATCTTTTAGGTGTTCTAGTTCCAACACATCACCAGCCATCAGCTTACGACCAACGGTGTCCATCATGTCGTTGATGTGAAAGGTCATGAACAAGGTACCGGTTTGCAAGAACAGACCAAATTGGCTTAGATCAAAGTCTTGGTCAGCACGAGTATAGATACCACGCATCTTGTAAACATCTTTGTCGTACTTGCGATCACGATTTTCTACAAACAACAAGTCCTGTATGTTTTTTTCACTTTGATTTGTATAGTTGGGTTGTGTTAGATCTGTACTGTCTGTTTGTTGATTGGTGCCCAGGTATTTGTGAATGATAATACCAGTTCCGCCCATGGTAAACATCTCGCTGATCCTGCGATCAAAGAACTTGTAATCATTTGAATGTCGTCCGTCTTTCCAGAGCGATAAGCGAGCCATGTGTTATCCTATATTGTAGTATTTATGGGTTTGACATGTATTGGCTTTTATCGTATAATACGCACTTATGCAATCACAGCACCAAGCACACATTGCCAGATTAGAACAACTATTGGCATCTGTTTCTCACGCCAAAGACATTCGTGCCCGTAGTACCTTGTTTAAGTTTTATAAAAACTGCCGTGAAATTTACACAGAAATGGACAAAGAAATGGTGCATTGTAGGCGAAGGAATAAATTAACACAAAAGTACACAGAATTAGAAACTGAATTTACCGAGGCTACAAACACATTTGAGCAGTGGGCCGTAATGGCCGCACTAATGTACTAGTTGACACAAAATGGTTGATTTGCTATACTAGGTGTATGTATAAATTAATAACAAAAACCCAAGAACAAGAATTTGACACGTTGGATCTAGCAATGGATCGGGCTAAAGTACTCAACGAGTTTGTTACTATAACAGGCAACGGATTTGAGATTGTGGGTCGGTTTGGCGTGGATTCTGTTCGGGATGGCAAATGTCCCGATGGAGTCGCATATGATTGGAACAAGACGAGCCGTATTGGCCGTGTAAAAAAGGAGCGAAAATAATGGCTACAGTAGCAGGCATTAAGATTAAATCAAAAGCACCCAAGGTCCAGCGGGCTAAGTTTGCCGATGAAAAGTACACAGGCAGTGAGCCAGTATGGGATACCGAACGAGCATTGGGATTTACTGATTCAGATTTTGATCACCACATGCGTCGTAGTTTTTATTATTACAATTATCATTACAATCAAAAGGACTGTAAAAAGCATGTGGTAGAATGGATGCAAAAACAGACGACAGTTTTTACTAAGAAAGACCTTGGTGCTTTTATCCGTGCGCCAGACCGTTCGTTGTCAATGACTGCATGTAGTTTGATTATGGCACATAGACAAGGTATGCCGTTAAAAGCTCGCCATACCGACTTTTTGAAAGAAGCAATCGGAGAAGCTGTTAAACTAGCAGAGCCAGAAGCAGTTGAAGTCACCACAACAAAAGTAGAAGTATATCGTCCCACTATCCAAGACCGATTGAGTGAGCGTACTAGCGAAATACTTGGCGAAATTGAAGGGGTGTATGATGAAGTACATTCAAACAACAAGGTTGACTTCAAGCCCTATGACTTTTTGGTTGTCAACAATGTTGTACAAAGTCAACTTGGCAAGTACGAAACACTTTTCGGCAACCGACGAGCAGAACTGGAACTTGCACAAAGTAAAAAAGACGAACAAGTGCGAGAAGGTTACAGCAATTACAAGACTGCTGACTTTAAACGCATGATCACCTGGATTGATAACTTACTAGCGGCAGTGGAACAGTATCGTGGAGTTAAGAAAGCCACCAAGAAAGCCCGTGTCAAGAAAGCACCGAGCAAGGAAAAACTGATTGCCAAGCTCAAATATGCAAAAACTGACACAGCACTAAAAATTGTCAGCATCAATCCTGCAGACATCCTGGGTGCCAGCGAACTATGGGTGTATAACATAAAGTCACGCAAGTTGGGCAAGTATGTGGCCGCAAGTTATCAGACACTCAGTGTCAAGGGTACCACGATCATTAACTTTGATGAACAGAAGAGCACCAGTAAAACATTGCGTAAGCCTGAAGAAAAGCTCAAAGAGTTTGCCAAAGCAGGCAAAGTGCAGTTACGCAAGTTTTTAGATGATGTCCGTGCCACAGAAACACTGTTAACTGGGCGTATCAACGCAGATATAGTCCTGCTCCGAGTGCAATAAATAGGAATCCTGTTGCGGTAATAAATACTGTAAACAGGATTTCCTATGAGTGTAACAATTAAAACCGGACTCAGCTCACAGGGTAGTATAACTACCGATAGTCTAGCAGGTCCGGGCCCAATAGCATACGACGCAACACTTTACGACAGTTCGAATACCAAGCGGGCAGAAGTGGTTGATTATATTCGTATGCGCCTTGGCGATGGCATTGTGGATGTTGAGCTAGAACTTGAACACTATGAAATGGCCATCAAACAGGCCTTGATCAAATATCGTCAGCGTAGTGCCAATGCTGTTGAAGAAAGTTATGCGTTCTTGGACCTGTTGCCAGAAACACAAGAATACATACTACCAGCGGAAATACAATCAGTTCGCCAAGTGTTCCGCAGAGGCATTGGATCAGTTACAGGCACCACAACCAGCCAATTTGAACCTTTTGCATCAGGTTTCTTGAACACATACATGTTGGTTGCAGGTCGTGTTGGCGGCCTGGTTAACTACGAACTATTTGCCAGTTATCAGAAGTTGGCCATGACCATGTTTGGTGGGTACATCACTTATACATTTAATCCGGTGACTAAAAAATTAACTATCACCCGTAAGATACCCAATGCTGGACACACCAATGCTAGAGTAGCAACACTAACAGCCAGTGGCACAGCAGTTGGTAGTACTATTACAATAACCACTGGCGCACCTTACATGGTAAGTGTGGGCGATACCATTATTATCAGCAACTGTCCCGACCCGGGCTACAACGGCATGTATCCCGTACTGACACGCAATGATGATCATACTTTGTTTACAGTGGCAGCAGGTCGCACATTGAGCAGTACACAAGTCATTGGATTTGATTTGAGTAAAACTAAAATTTACAGTAATGTGGTAGATCAATTTGCTGAGAATTGTTTGCTTTGGGTGTATAACAAGAAGCCAGACCAAATGTTGTTAAACGACATTTATGCTTTTCCTTGGTTACAGGAATACGCCTACAGTTTTGCCAAACGCATACTAGGTGAAGCTCGTAGCAAGTTTAACCAAATTGCTGGACCACAAGGCGGCGCAAGCCTAAATGGCGATGCACTCAAGACCGAGGCTGCCGCAGAAATGGAAGATTTAGAAAAACAGTTGATAAACAACATAGAAGGCAATATGCCACTAACTTGGGTAACAGGATAACTTATGAAAATTAATGAAATAATCACAGAAGGGTGGAGTCAAAAGTACAAGAGCAGTATCAATTGTAGCCATCCTAAGGGATTTTCACAAAAGGCTCATTGTGCCGGCAAGAAAAAACACACGGAATCCATTGAAATGGAAATGACTTGTGAAGACTGTGGCATGTGTCAAACACATGGTAACATCAACGAGATTGCAAAAGGTGCCAAAGACTCAAATGGATATACCAAGTGTTGGCCTGGCAAGCATGCCGAAGGCACCAAGAAGGGCAAGAATGGCGGCCAGGTTCGTAACTGTGTGCCCAATGAAAGCGTAGAAGAACAATTTGATCAGATCGAAGACATGGTAGAAGCATTTGCCCTACATCACGGAGTTGATGCTGAACAGATTTGGGAAGATCTCGAAAGTGTTGAAGATCACGAGTTGTTGGACGAAAGTGCGGCCTGGCGTCGCAGTGCAGGCAAAAGCAAAAAAGGTGGACTCAATGCCAAAGGTGTTGCCAGTTACCGCAGAGAAAATCCTGGATCTAAACTACAGATGGCAGTGACCACAAAGCCTAGCAAATTAAAAGCAGGCTCAAAGGCCGCCAAACGCCGTAAATCATTCTGTGCTAGAATGGGCGGTGTAAAAGGCCCCATGAAGAAACCCAACGGCAAACCCACACGCAAAGCCCTGGCCCTGCGTAAATGGAATTGTTAAAGTTGACCTTATATTACAAATAAGTTAAAATGCTCTGTAATAGGAGCATTTTTTATGATCATTGGCATTTGCGGTTTTATTGGATCCGGCAAAGATACTGCGGCAGACTATCTAGTTAACTTTCATGAGTTTAAACGCGAGAGTTTTGCGGCTACCCTTAAAGATGCTGTGGCCCATGTGTTTGGGTGGGACCGCAATATGCTGGAAGGCCGTACAAAAGAAAGCCGTGAGTGGCGTGAAACTGAAGATGCCTGGTGGACCAACAGACTAAGAATGCCTGTCACACCGCGTTGGATCCTACAGTACTGGGGCACAGATGTATTGCGTCAATACTTTCACGATGACATTTGGATTGCTAGCCTAGAAAACAAACTGCGTACATCACGAGATAATATTGTTATTAGCGATTGCCGTTTCCCCAATGAGATTCGAGGACTAAAACAACAGGGTGCCAAGATTGTATGGATACAGCGTGGTATAACACCACACTGGTATGATATTGCGGCACAGGCCAACCGGGGTAGTGCAAATGCACAAAATTGGTTAACAGAGCAAAAGATACATGCCAGTGAATATAGCTGGGCTGGCACAGACTTTGATGTGACAATTGACAACAACAAAAGCATTGAGCACTTGTATAATCAGCTCAAAAGTCTTGTACAACCTTAGCAGGTTTCCATCCCATCCGACCTTTGCTGATTACTACTCTACAGTTTAAACAAACTGTTTTTAAGTTGTTCTGATCGCAATTATTTAAATTACTATCCACATGATACACCAGACTTTGATCTGGAAACTTGAATGTAAAGCCACATTGTTCGCATTGTGGCTTTTTTCTATAGCCTCGTTTAAACCACTGCGGTGGTATTGGTTTTAGTTTCTTGCCTTTGCGAGCACAAGCATCACAAACACCACGGTAATGTACACTATCTTCTGTTAAATAGTTAACAGCAACAGGTCTTTCGAAACAGGTGGGGCATAATGGGCGTTCAGGCATGCTGTATTTAGTATTTTTCAGATATAGAAACCTTTGCAAAGGGCAAACTAACCGCCTGAAATTAGACTATATGAATAAATATCAATAACATAACCTATTATGTAAAGGAAAATAACATGGCTATATTAGTTTCACCAGGACAAAGCATTACAGTAACAGACATGAGCGCCTATGTATCAAGCGCCGCAGGAACTGTGCCTTTGGTTATCCTGGCCACCGCTCAAGATAAAACTGCTCCCGATGGTACTGCCGCAACCGGTACATCAATGACAAATGCTGGTAGATTACAATCGTTTACCAGTCAACGTGAATTGTCGCAGGCAATGGGGTATGCAACATTTAAACAAAGCTCAAGCGGCACACCATTGAATGGTGACGAAACAAACGAATATGGTTTGTTAGCGGCTTACAGCGCACTTGGTGCAGCCAACAGTTTATTTGCTGTTCGTGCTAACATCGACCTAGACCAATTAGAAGGTACAAGTAACCGCCCAGATAGTCCTCCTGACAATGGCACATATTGGTTAGATTTAGCAAACACCACATGGGGCATCAACGAATGGGACGCCACAGCAGGCACATTTACATTGCAAACACCCACAGTTATCACAGACACAGCAGACTTGACCAGCGGTGTACCGTTGGCATCAATTGGTAAGGTTGGAAGCTATGCAGTAACAGTTGCAAGTTCGGATAACGGATTGTTTTATAAAAATAGCACCAATGCATGGGTACAAGTTGGTAGCACAGATTGGGAAAACAGCTATTCCACAGTAGTAGGAACAACAACAAATCCAACATTTACTGCAAACTCCAATGTTGTAATCAACACAACAACAGTGCAATTAACAACAGCAACCACATTGGCCGGTGTGGTTAGTAGAATCAACTCAGCTGCCATCACAGGTGTTACTGCCAGTGACACCGGTAGTAAACTAAATTTAATAGTAAACAACACAGCAAGAAGCAATGGTTCTACAGCCGATGGTAAAGTATTATTAGCCGATTCTACAGGCGCACCATTGGCAGCCGCAGGCATTACTGCTGGTACATATTATAGTCCTCAGGTATCACGTGACACCTATGTTGGTGTACCAAGTTGGAGAAGTACTGATACTGTTGCCGCACCGAGTGGTAGTGTGTATATTAAAACTTCAGTGCAAGGCAACGGTATGAATCTTGCTGTCAAAAAATACAATGCCACAGCAGGAACATTTACAACATTATCTGTGCCAGTGTACGAATCACCAGCAACTGCTATCTATGGTTTGGATCCATCGGGCGGCGGTAACGGTATTGCGGGCGGTACAGTAATTGGCCGTTATTTTATTAGTTCTAATAGAAATTTATGCGGGGTAAGATTATTATTCCGCAATGCAGGACCAAAGACCATTGTGACCGGCGACACACTAGGTGGTGCACTTACTAGTGGTAATAGCTTTACAGTAGCAGTA